CTTGAATAATTAAAGAACGTATTACACAGCTCTCATTGATTCCCATCGAAGTAACTAAAAACTCTAACATCTCTTGATCTGTCTTTGTAAGATGCATAGATTTGTGACGGTAGTTTTGTTGTTTCATTTTGATTCCTTATTCAATTATTTCATGTTCTTCTAAGTGCGCATCATCTTTGAAGTGATCATCTAATCTGTCCCATTCAAAATTTGCTTTTTCTTCACTTAAATAAACCCCATAAATAGATTCACTACTACTAATTGATGAGGTATTATCCATCAAAATATAAACTTTCATCCTATTACTTCCGCTTCATGAATATCATAATCATCTTTTTCAGATTTCATCGAATCGTGCATATCTTCGGCATCTTTTTTGTTTAAAAAAACTCCCATTATTTCTTCAATTAGATAAGGATAAGCATCTTTATAAAAAATATAAACTTTCATTTTGTCTCTCCTCGTTTAGTTAATGTGTCTCAATAAAAGTATGATACACCACCACAATAACACATGCAACTCTTTATTCTATATAAGTTGCATTTATTTTTAATAATACGGTATATTGTGAGCATTATTGCAAAGGAATTGCACAATGTTACCTCGAAATTCAGAAGGTCATCCCACTGAATTAAATCATGATCTTATCTATAAGATTATCGAAGCTATTCCCGAAGTTATTGTTCAAAATCAAGTCGCTCTTCGTGCGCGTATTCCTCGTCAACGTTTATCTGATTGGTTAAAGTTTGGCGAGAGAGATATGTTAAAAGGTGATCATAATTCAATATTTGCTCAGTTGGCGGACAGGTATCATTATGCGCGCACCGAGGTTTTGAAAGAAAATATACAAATCATTAAATCATGTCCAAAAAACTATCAGGCAATTATATGGCTCATAGAGCGATGTTTTCGTGAGGATTTCGGTTCCGACTCTCAAGAAATTAAAGAATTGCGCGAGATGTTTAAAAACATTTTGGCATTAACAAGCAAAGGATATGCAGATGAAATTGACGACAAAAGCACGCAAGAAAATACCTAAGAAAGAATTTGGATTGCCTGGCGAAAAGAAATATCCAATGCCGGATAAATCCCATGCTGCTAATGCCAAAGCGCGCGCAACTCAAATGGTTAACAAAGGCAAACTATCTCAATCTTCCAAAGAAAAGATTGATGCAAAAGCTAATAGAATGCTTGGCACGAAGCCGCAGGCTGTAAAGACATTAAGAGGTGTACGTAAATAAAAGGAATTTAATCATGAATAGAGATAATGTAGTAAAACAAGACACCGCTGCAAGCGAATGGGATTATCCTAATGGACGCAATCCAGAGCCCCATGCCCCAATTTATTATGGCAATCAACACGTTCCACGTCCTACTAATACACGTGCTAAGACTCCACATTGCAATCCCATGATGAATCTTATGAAGTCCAAGTAATGAAGAACGTGCATGATGTTAATGTTGAGGGATGCAGAGCATTGTTTGCGGCTATCATTCATCAAGCCGCTGTCGATGCTTGCAGCTATAGAGCAAGTGATGAGGCCCTAGGAGCTAGACGCTTTATTGATGAGAATAATATACTTTTTATTGATTATTGTGAGCTACTTGATCTTGATCCCACCTATACGGCTAAATTGTTACAGCGTAGAATTAAATCTCTTTCAATGCGTAAATTGAGAAATGAATAATGATTTGCATTCATTGCGAATATCCTGAGACTAAAGTTATTTATACTCGTTGCGACAACAGTAATGTTAATCACCGCAGACGCGAATGTTTAGGATGTGGAAAGCGCTATACAACAATGGAAGTTATCCAAGGGAAAAAGCATGAAGGCCAGGAACGGAGAACCGACGTTGCGAGAAATGATGAGCACCTGCCGTAATTATTTAGATGAAGTAACCCGCCGATCAAAATGCGCAATAACATTTGAAAAAGAAAGGACAATAATTCATGCAAGCGATAAGGATAAAATATACATTCCCACTTTTACTGGTCAATCTATGCATGACGATAATAGTTTTGTGCGTCTTATCATGGGGCCTTATGGGAGCGGCAAATCAACTTGGTGCGTTAACGAGATCGTGCGACGAACGGCTTCCATGCCCAGATGGTATAAAGGACGACGACGAGCCCGTTGCGCAATCGTTCGAAACACGTCAGGCGAATTACAGTCAACCACCTTACAAACATGGCTCCAATGGTTTGGTGATCTTGGCGACTGCAAGCGCCGTCAAAAGCCTCTCTTAACTTACGAATATACTTTTAATGATGGTCATGGGGTAATAGAGCTTGAACTTATATTTATTGCATTGGATAGAGAAGAAGATCTTCGTAAGATTAAATCATTGGAAGTTACATTCGCCTATATCAATGAATTGTCCGAAGTTCCACAAGGCGCTCTTGCTCACTTTAAGGGACGTGTTAACCATCGTTATCCTAGTCGTGCATTTTGTGCTGATCCTTATTGGTCAGGTATTATTGCTGATACAAACCCCCCGGATGTGGATCATTGGATATATAAAGATTTTGAACTCAAAGCTCTTGACTCGTATCGCATATTTAAACAACCACCTGGGCTCTTGAAGGATGAAGATGGAAAGTGGTATCAAAATCCAAAATGCGACAATTACGATAATCTTGCCGATGATTACTATACAAAGCTCGCCGAAGGACAAACTGAGGACTTTGTTAAGGTTTATTGCCTCGGTGAGTATGGGAGCGTTGGCTTTGGTAAGAAAGTTTATCCTGAGTATAATGATGATATTCATTCGATTTCGAGAATTGTTGCAATACAAGGTCTTCCAATACATTTGGGTTGGGATTTTGGTCTTACTCCTGCTTGCATCGTTTGTCAAATTTCTCCAAGAGGTCAATTAAGGATATTGAAAGAATATACAGCCGAAGATATGGGGATTAGAACGTTTGCAAAGAACATCGTTATACCGAGCCTTGAGAGGGATTTTCCATATAATAAGATTGGCATATCACGCGCTGATCCTAGTGGTACTGCGGGTGATGACATCATGGAAGAACTTTCTTGTATTGGAGAACTTAACTCGCTTGGAATTGACACGGCTCCTGCTCGCACTAATGATCTTGAACCTCGTATTGGTGCTGTTAGATATTTTCTAAATACCATGATAGACGGTCAACCTGCATTTCAAATATCAAGGGAAGGTGCGCCAATATTGCGTAGAGGGTTTACAAAGGACTATTGCTTTAAGAGAATAAGCGTGTCAGGTGAAGAACGTTATAGAGAAATACCGCACAAAAATATGTCATCGCACCCGCACGATGGGGTACAATACATTACAATGGAATTTGCAGCGGATAGGATATTAAGCGAGAAAGCGCCAGTGGCTAAGGTGGATATGTTTAATCCGACCTTTAGGTGGCAAAATTAAGTTGGTAGGAGATTGATAGATGAGCGGTTGTGTTCCGACAAATGATCAGGTAAATACACATATTTGTATGGGGTGTCATAGAACCGTTAATCGTTGCGAATGCTTATGGAATAATTACCGAGAGCTTTACGTAATTGTCAGTGGTCTATCCATGAAGATTGATGCAATTGAATTAGAAATGAAAGCCAAAGAATTGAAAGCGGATCTGGATGAAGGCTCTAGATTTATGGAATGTATTAGCGGGCTTGAAGATAAACTAACTTTAAAAATAAATAACATAGAATCTAACACCATAGATGTTAAATTACTTCATCGAATGAAACAAACAATTGAAACAAGGCAATCAGGTTGCATGATATTAGTTGATCACTTGCGTGAAAAAGTTAGCGCTCTGTCGAAAACGCTCAATAATATTGAATCTATAGGCTATCCTCCTTATAAGTGCCCTGTTTGTGATGGTACTTGTATGCGTCCTAATCCATTAAAAGGCTCTGCAAATACCATGATTCCAGTTAATTTGGATTGTATTGTATGCGAAGGAAAAGGAATTGTGTGGGGTTAAGTCTAATTAAGGATATTTTGATTGAAAGAAGATAAGTTTTATAACCCATTTACTCAGAAAATAGATCATGAGGTGAGGATTGAAAGAGATGATATTGAGGGTGAGGATTGAAAGAGATGATATTGAGCAAGTTCTTTCATGGTTTGATAGATTGCCAATGACTCAAACTACTGCTCATGATGAAAAGGTTTATCGTGATTTAAGGAAAGTCGTTGCTCACATGAGAGCATTAGATATTAAGTAAGGAGAGACTAATGGACGCAGACAAAAACAAACGTGAAGTATTAGCCAATGACAATGACATCAAGCGACAAGTGCCTGGCATTACTACGCGCAAAGAGAAAGAGATGGTCTCATCCGAACTAAAGAATCAAGAATTGTTTTATCGTGCTACGATGTATAGAGGTTCTTAATGAAATTGGAAACATCAGAACAAGAACTACTATTATTAAAAAGAGATATGGAAAATTTAAGGAATGAGGCTAACTCTAATAGCAAGGAGATATATACCATATTAGATAAATTATATGGTAACTTGGAAGTAGTAATGAATAAATTGCAGTTGAATATTAGAGATAAATACACATGCTCGCAATGCGAAGGATGTGGAACAATTTACATTTCTCCTCTATCAGATTGCGGTCAAGATAACAAATGTACAAAATGTTGTGGAAAAGGTTATTATTGGATTTAGTTAAAAGGAGTTATCAACATGAGCATTCAAACATTCACAATTAACTTTCCTGGACAAAACAATACAGTGGTTCCGAGAATTGGGCATCTCTATGATCCAGCATCTACTCTGGCTCAGATAGCAACCGCAGGTTATCTTAACCCATACATCAAATCGCAGGGATTTAGTATATTACCAACAGATTTTATTGCTGCCGTTGGTTCTGACGGTCATCAATGGTATAAGCCTGTTATTGGTATTAATGGCGTTGTGACATTAACTGTATTTCCGTAATATTTATGGCTGACGCGCGAAGGTGACAATAGGCCACCAATTAATTAACTTAAGGATAAGTTATGAAATTTATTGAAGCTATAAATGATATGGTAACCAACCGCGCTTATGTAAGTCGTGACGGTTGGACAGACGGAAGTTATCTCGTATGTATGCCCGGAATGACTTATATATGGAAGGTTTCTAATGTTCCTAATCCTGCGGCTGGCAACTGGCTACCATTCATAGATGATCTTCTCGCCGAAGATTGGAAAGTGTTATAATAGTTGAGATGGCTAGTAGGACAAATGCGTATGCACTTACTGCGCAGATGTAAAGTGGGAAATTCGATGTAATGTAAGTGTTAGAAACCCATGAAGAAGTCTAGCTATTAGCCATTATATTTTCATTAACCAAGGATGGTTAAAATGGAACGCGAAAAGGATATTGAATCATCGTTGTCGTTTGAAAAAGTCAATGAGCTTGAAGAAAAACGCATTCAATCTCTGAATGACGCGCACATTGATGAAGAAGAAGTATTAAACCGAGCAAATCAACATCTCAACACCTGGAATTCTTACTTCCAAGAAAATATTACTCGTGGCAAAGATGACTTAAACTTTTGTCTTCGTGATCAATGGACAGCGGTTGAGCGTTCAGAGTTTACGAGATTGTTTAAGCCATGCATGACTTTTAATAAAATGTATGACTCAACTAAGAAAATAGTTGGTGAGCAACGGAAAAACAAGCCAGACTTATTGGTACGCTCCCTAACAGGAAAAGCAACACAAGAGCAAATAAACCTTCGTGCAGATTTAGTGCGCACGATTTCATACCAATCACAAAACGATTTAGTTTATCAAACGGCATTTCGTAGTTCATTAATGATGGGCCATGGTGCATTTCAAATAGGATTAGACTATGAATCACCAAAGAGTTTCAACCGAATTGTCACTTATCAGGCCATACCAGACCCCACCGTATGTTCCTGGGACCCTACAGCAATCAAGCCCCATAAAGGGGATGGAAATTATTGTGCAAGGCGGTACGTCTTTACTCGAGATGAGTTCTTTGCAACTTATCCTTACATTACTAATCCCGTAAGTTATGTTGATCCTTACATGTTGCTTGATTTTCAATGGACTACTCGAGACACCATTATTGTAGCTGATTATTTCGTTAAAGAATGGTTCCCCGTCATCATTTATAAGCTATCTAATGGCGAGGTCATCTATGACTGGGAATGGCCAGACTATCAGAAGATATACAAAGAAATGCAATCGGTCACCGAAGGTTCAGAAGTTAGGCGCATTATTGATAAAGAAATACCAAAAATAGTTCATGAAAGACAGACTCAAGATTATGAAATTATGCACTATCGCATGACACAGAATCAGATCATTGATTTCAGTGTATGGCCATCTAAGCAATTACCAATCCCTTTTGTGGACGGTGATAGTTATTGGATTGAAGGACGACAATATACCAAATCATTCATTCATGAAGCACGAGACGCCCAAAAACTTCTAAACTATAGCCGTTCCGAGACAGCAGCAGAGCTCAAAAATAGACGCCGTGAACAATGGCTTGCGACCCCTGATAATATTCTGGGACAAGAGCAGCAATGGCGTAATCCTGAGCTACAACAAGGCGCATTAATAGCAAGAGTTGATCCAAAAACAGGTCAACTTCCTCAGAAAATGCCAGCGTGGGACATATCACAAGGGCTTTTTGCAACTTCTCAAGCAGCAACTCAAGATATGCGCGAGATAATGGGATTTAGTGAAAATGAAGAAATGCAAGGGCGTGATATCAGCGGAAAAGCTAGACGAGAGCGAAAGATGGAAGGCTCAATGTCTGCTTATGTATTCTTTGATAATCTAAATCAGGCCATTGAGCAAGGCGGCCGAGTCGTTAACGACTTGCTCGACTATATAATAGGCGATGAAGAACGGCAAATGGTCGTGGCTAAGAAAAATGGCCAAACTGAAACGATAATAATCAATCAACGTGGAAAAAATCCAGAAGAAGGTATCGTAGCGAATAAGCTCGAAGCTGGAGATTATGACGTTGAAATTGACACTGGGCCGGCATTTGCTGTACAAAAAGAGATCGCTCTGGAGTTCTTCCAGCAAACGATTGCCAATAATCCGCAAGTGTTTAACCTTATTGCTGATTTGTGGGCTGCTCAACTTGATATCCAGAATATGGAACAAGTCAAAGATAGACTTAAGAGCCTTGTGCCACCTGAAATCATTGCTAAGGAAGAGGGTAAGCCACCACCACCGCCTCAACCTAATCCGCAACAGCAAATGATGCAAGCTGAGATGCAATTCAAGCAAGCTGAAATCCAAGAGAAGCAAGCGGCTCTGAAGATCAAGCAGGAAGAGCTAGAGCTTAAAAAGATGCAGCATCAACTTGATGAAGCTGAGCTTATGGTTAAGGGCGAAAAGATCAAAATGGACGCTCAATTGAATGTCTATGATCATCAACTGAACCTTGAAAAAACAAAATTAACTCATAACCATGGTCATAAAAAATCAGATGAGGATTTCGCGCATAAAATAGCCGGGATATTGGCCGACCTTCATAAGCAAGAGAAACAACATAGCCATGAGCGTGAATTGAGTATGAAAGAAAGGAAAAGCGACAATTAATAATGAGGTGCCATAGTAGTTCCTGTCAGGGTACTATCGGTTA